AACGCGACGCGCGCGGCGTCGTGTCGGCGCTGTACGTGCTCGATCCGTCGCGTGTCACGCCGTTGATTGCGCCCGATGGCGCCGTGTACTACGAATTGTCGCGGGATGATCTGACCGGCGTGTCCGAAGGCAACGTGATCGTGCCCGCCAAAGAGATCATCCATGATCCGATGGTCTGTTTGTTCCATCCGTTGATCGGCGTGACGCCGCTGTACGCCTGCGGGCTCGCGGCGCAGCAAGGCTTGGCGATTCAGTCGGGCAGTGAGCAGTTTTTCCGCGGCGGCTCGCATCCCGGCGGCATCCTGACGGCGCCCGGCGACATTGGCGACGACCAGGCGAAGCGCATCAAGGAGTACTGGGAAGCGAACTACACCGGCGTGAACGTGGGGCGCGTCGCCGTGCTCGGGAAAGGCCTCACGTACGTCCCGCTGCCGGTGTCAGCCGTCGATGCGCAGCTCATTGGGCAGCTCAATTGGACCGGCGCCAGCATCTGCACCTGTTTTCACGTCCCGCCGGCGCTGCTCGACCTGGGCGATGCCGCCGTGGGCGATCTGGAAGTGCTGCTGGCCAAGTACCACAGTCAGTGCATTCAGTCGCTGCTCGCAAACTTCGAAGCGTCGCTCGATGCCGGGCTCGAACTGAAGACGCCCTACGGAACCGAGTTCGATATCGACGATCTGTTGTGGATGGTGACGGCCACGAAGACGAAGGCCGCGGCGGAGGCGATCGGCGCGGGCGCCATGTCGCCGAACGAAGCCCGCGCCAAGTATTTTGGGCTCGGGTCCGTCGTCGGCGGCGATACGCCCTACATGCAGCAGCAGAACTTCTCGCTCGCGGCGCTCGCGCAGCGGGATGCGAACGATCCGTTCGCCAAGCCGGAACCCGCGCCCGCCGCGGCGCCCGCGACGCCGGTTGCACCGGAACCCGAACCCGTCGCCGAGCTGCCGGCGGATACCACGGCCGCCGACGAACAGAAATTTGTCGAGACGCTCGCCAAGTCTCTTGCAGGACTGACCTATGCGGCCTGAGTTTGTCGCCGAACACGTCGGGCTGACGCTCCGCGGCCTGCTCGATCCGCTCGCGCAGCGTGTGGCGGCGCTGGAAGCGCGAGCGCCCATGCCCGGCCCGCCCGGCCCGGCGGGCCGGGATGGGCTCGATGGCAAAGATGGCGCGCCCGGCCTGCGGTACCTGGGCGTCCACGTCGACGGCAAGACGTACGACGTGGGCGATCTCGTGACCGCCGGCGGATCGGCGTGGTACTGCGGGCGCACGACGACCGGCGCGCCCGGCAAATCGGCGGACTGGCAACTCATGGTGAAGCGCGGGCGCGATCGATGAGACTCGCCACGCTCGACGACGCCAAAGTGCATCTGCACGTCAGCGATCCGGCCCGCGAGCCCGAGATTGCGCTGCTGCTCGACCTGGCCAGCGCGCAAGTCTTCGATTTCATCGGCACGCGCGCGGATCCGAGCTGGACGGAAGACACGGCGCCGCTCGTCGTGCAGGCCGCGACGCTGACGTGTCTCGGGTACCGCTGGGAACATCGCGGCGATGACAGCGACGACGCGCCGTTGTGGCTCGCGCTGCAACAGCTCCTGATGCGGACGCGCGATCCGGTCGTGGCATGACGACGCGCGGCGAGCGGCGGCACATCGTCAGCTTTGAGGCGCCCGGCGATCCGGTCCCGGATGGCGAAGGTGGCTATACCTACACCTGGACGTCGTTCACGCCGGCGGGCTGGTATGTGGCGATTCGCCCGGCGACGGCCGCTGACGCGGAAGCCGCGCTCGCGGGCACGCAGATCACGCATGTGTCGCACGTCATCACCGGCGACTACCATCCCGGCGTGACGACGGACACCCGCATGATCTTCAACGGCCAGGTGTACCACGTCACGAGCGTGATCGATGACGAGGCCCGCGGCCTGACGATGACCGTTGTCGCGGACTTGCAGACCTGATGGCGACGGAACTGAAGCTGACCGGCGTGGACGAACTGCTCGCCGAGCTGCGGCAGGTCACGCCCGAGCTGACGGCGGAAGCCGGGACGCTGGAGCGCACGATCGCCGAGCAGACCGCCGAGCAGATCCGCGCGGCGCTGCCCGTGCGAACCGGCCGCCTGCGCGCCAGTGTGGTGGTGCAGCGCGAGACGTCCACGAGCCCGGCGCGGGTCTATACGCGCGTCGCGGTGACGGCGCCGTACGCCGAGTTGGTCGAATTTGGGACGTCCCGGCGGCCGCCGCGGCCGGTGTTCGTGCCGCTGACGCGCCGCGGGCATGAGACGTTCGCGAAGGCCGTGCGCGCGGCGATCGAAGCGACCGGGCTGGCCGTCAAGGGGACGTTGGGCCGTGGCTGACGCCGGACTCGTCGATGCGGCGGTGATGGAAGTGCTCGCCAACGATGCCACGTTGACGGGCCTGTGTCCTGATGGCGTCTTCTGGGGCCGCGCGCCCGCCGGCGCGACGGCGTTTGTCGTGGCGGCGCTCTTCGACCATACCGATACGCCCGCGCTCGCCGGCATCACGCTCTACGAGACGACGGTGTATCTCGTGAAGGCCGTGATCCTCGCGTCGAGCAAAACGCCCAGCCGCACGGCCGCGGCGCGCATTCACACGCTGCTGCACGGCGCCGTGCTGGACCTGACGGCCGCCGGGTACGTGGCGATGACGTGCCGGCGCGTCGAGCGCGTCGCGTACCCGGAGATCGATCCCGTGAACGCCTCGACGTGGCATCACGGCGGCGGGCAGTACGAAGTGATGGCGCATCCCGCGCCCTAAAGGAGTCCGACGATGGCGCGACGACACGGCAGCACGGGCGATATTCTGATGGATCCCACGGGCGGCGCCACGACGGTCAGCGTCGCGTCGCTCAATAAGTGGTCGATCGACTTCGAGCGCGACAAAGAAGATGTGACGTGCTTCGGCGACACCAACAAGGTCTATGTGTTGGGCCTGCCGGACGTGCAAGGCGACATCGAGGGCGTGTGGGATGAAACCACGTCGCCCGACTTCATTCGCGTCGCGCTGGGCGACATCCCGGTGATGCTGAAGCTCGTCCCGTCCACGCTCGCGGCCACGTATTTCTTTACCGGGCTGGCGTACCTGTCGACGAGCATCGAATGCGCCGCTGATGGCGCGGTCACGCTGAGCGGGTCCTTCGTGGCGGCCGGGCCGTGGACGATGGAACCTGCCGAAGTGCTGGCGCTCCGTACCCAGGCGGAGCGCGACCGGGAAGCGCCCGCGGCGTAATGGCGACCGGCGTGCTGCGGGGCGCGCAGGCGCAGGTGAAGGCGGCCTATCTGACGGCCGCCGACATTGCCGGCTACACGCTGGCGCGCGACGAGCTGACCGGCGCCTGGTTCGTCTCCGGCACCGTCGTCACGAGCGATGCGTACCTGCTGGCGCAAACCGGGTTGCTGTTTGTCGCCCCGCACAAGGGCGGCGCTTGGCGCTGGGTCATCGAGTCCTACCGCGTCGCCGGCGAACGGTTCGAAGCCCGCCTGAAGGCGCTCACCTGAAGGAGTCTGCATGTCGATTCGAGTTCGCCGGCCTGCGACGGAGCGGCTGGAGCTGTCGCAAGGCGATTTCCTGATCGTGAAGCAAGACCTGACCGCCGGCGAGTATCGCGCGTTCCTGCGGGCCGCCACGAAGCCGATCGGCCTGGCCGCGGGCGGCACGCCGGCGATGGAACTGGATCCGATTGCCGCCGGGGAAGCGATGGTGCTCGCGTACCTGCTGGACTGGAGCTTTCAGGATGCCGACGGGCGCCCGCTCGTGATTGCCGATCAACCGCCCGCGGTGGTGCGCGCCGCGCTCGATCATCTCGACAGCGCGAGCTACATGGAAGTCCAGCGCGCGATCCAGGCGCATCAGACCGCCCGCGAGACGGCGCTCGACGACGAAAAAAAAACCCTCTCTGGAGGGACCGGACCCGACAGGACTTTGATGTCTGTCGCGTCATGAACTGGACGTGGACGGATCTGCAGGACGTGCCGCAGTACGTCTACGACGAACTGATCGCGTACCTCACTGACGAACAGGCGCGGGCGGCGTGCCGGCGGTAACTGATGGCGCCCACCGCGACGCTCATCGCCGACTTCAGCTCGTTTATTGGCGCGACCAAAGACGCCGGCGCGGCGATGACCGGCTTTAAAGAGCAGACGGCGGACGTCGGGCAGGCGGCGACCGGCTTCACCGAGGCGCAGCGGGATCAGGCCGTGGCGGTGGCCTCGACGGTGCGCAAGGTGGCCGGCGACGTGTTCGCGATGGGCAAGGGCTTCATCGCCGCGTACACCGAAGGCCAGGACGCCGCCAACAAGCTCACGAGTGCGCTCGAGGGGACCGGCCAGGCGACGCCCGCGGTGATTGCGGCCTACGAGGAAATGGCCGGCGCCTTCCAGAAGACGACGCGGTACGGC